ATGTGTAAAGGACTTCATAGAGCTTTTCGCTCTCAATCCATACCTCAGTTTTGTTGTAAAAAATCCCGTGCTCATCCAGCACCGCCTCTACCTGCTCTTCCACATCAGGTTCCTTCTTATCGGTGTACAACTCGATCCTCACTTCATTGATCTTGTAATACGCCTTCCCGTCCGCAGCGAAATTGTCGCTTCCCGGAAGCAGATAACAGATAAAGGGTGGGTTCGGTGCTTCGCCCTCAGCGAAATGGTCATAGGCAAACACAATCTCCATCTCACTGATGATTGCTGATAATTCTTCTAACCTCATTTCAAAGCCGCCTCCACTTCTCTTTCCAGCAACTCAGCCGCTGCCGCCTCTGCAGGCGCGATATGTGGAAAAGCACGGACCCGGCCACCGCCTCTTTTGGCGTGACCGAATTCCAGTAAATGTGCGATCTGGTATCTGTTCTTGGAATGAACCGTCACCTCTAAGGTATTGGCGTTTTCCTTCGTCTTTTTGACCGCCCAGCTTTTCTTATATCTGCCTGTATCCACCGGTGCCCCTGCCTGCACATCCTTCTTTGCGGTATCTCCGGCCTTCTTCACAGCAGCCTTCATCTCATCTGTTGCCAGGTCCGCATATTCCAGCAGACCCTCCATAATGACATTGGCCATCTGATCAATTCTGCAATGCTCTGTCGCCATACTTACCGCCTCACTTTCTTGCAGGCAAACTTCAAACACCTCTTCTTAAAATTCATATGATCTACCGAAACAATGTTGTAGATCTCCCCATGAAAGATGATCCTGTATTCCAGAGAATTGATCTGTGCCGCCTGCTCACAGTAACGCACCGTAACCGTCATATCCGCATCTTCAACCGTGGTTCCTGCCACTGCCTTTTCCTTGGATCCGGCAGAGCCTTCCCCTCCGATCGTCGCAAAACACGAATAATAATCCTGCCAGTCATTGGTATGATTACCGATCGCATCTGTCACCGCCGTATTCTTCTGAAATGTCACCTTTTCATTCAGCAAAGCCGTAACCATCAGAACATCGCCTCCCTACTTCCAAAGAGCAATGCCCTTAAGGTCAGCATCAATGCATGATGGTCAGCTTCCTCTCTGTGTTCAAACAGATACGCCACCGTAAACATAACCGCCAGCTTTCCGTTCTCCACCTCATAGAGTGAACTTGTCTCATCCACCCTCAAAATATCCTTGC